CAGGAAAGGTAAGGAGAGCGTAATTAATGGCTACTTTTGAAGCTGAAGTTGAAGTACTTACTGGGATAACGATTGACACTTCTGGGACTGTTCCAACTAGAAACCAGCTTAGTCAGTTTCTTTCAGATGCCTCTGTTGATATATTAAATTCATTACCTCAAGATGTAGTAGCTAAGTATGCAACTGATGTTCAGACATTAAATAATTCGACAACTAAAATGGATACTGTAGGTCATGGCCCAATCGTAGGTGTTTTTAGATTAGATGCTGATAGTGGTGGTGTAGACAAACCATGTAGACTGGTTCCCGTTTCGCAAAGAGGTCAAGTTCAGGATTCTAATGATATGAATTTTGCAACAGCTAGTGACCCTGTTTACTTGTATTACGATGAACAGTTAGAGGTTTACCCTACTCCAACAGCAAATCAAACAGCTAGGATTCTTTATAATGATTATGTGACTATAGATGCCAATACTGACATTTCTGGACTGTCTCAGTTGCCACAGGGAGCACTTAGGTTGTATGCACTGTATGGTGCTTATAAAACACTTCAGGCTAACATGGCTAGGCTTATAGCTGGCACAGGAGTCAGCACTGCTCTTGGTTTGATAAAGACAGCGGTAGACCAAGCGGCCACAGCGGCAGGCAAATTTTTATCAGCCGATAGCGATTCTGTATTTGGAGATGAGGCTACTTTTTTAACGAGTGACTCTCAACTTACAAGGGTCAAAGATGCTTTAGACAATGCAGAGAAGATTGTAGATGATGGTGCTAACTCTCCAACAGGAAATTCGGCTGGTGATGCGGCATCTTATTTATATACAGATGAAGATACAGAATTATTAAATGGAGCATTGAGTATAGCCAGCTCTGAGATAAACAGAGCACAGGCTCACCTTTCTGAATGGAACGCTATAGGTGACATGAGAGTAAAAGAAGTCAATGCGGCTTTATCTGAGGCTCAGGGTTATGCTAATGAAGTTCAGGCTAGATTAGCTGACAATGCATCAAGGTATGACCAGTATTCAAAGTTGTCTGAAAGATATTATTCTGAATATAAAGATGGATTAGCTAACTTAAGGTAGGTAAATATGGCAATACATTCTTTAACAGTAGAAAAAATTATTAGTAGGGTAAGACAAGTTTTTCCTAATGCACCTGAAACATATATTATTTCATTAATTAATGATGCTATAAATGAACTAGGTCAATACTCACAAAAATCAATGTCTGCTAAGATAAACATAGTAGCAAATCAAACATTTTACGATTTATCAGATAGTGCAACAGATTCCAGTAGTAATGCAATGGGCGTTAATAAGGTTTATAGAGTGGATGTAATGGACAATGATGGTGACTACATAAGAATTCCTAGGGTTCTAGATGGAGAGCCATTAATGTTTGACAACACGTCTGAATCTGCAATAGAGGAGCCTTCATAATGGCAAGTAATATTAAATATCCAGAAGATAAAGTATTATATTTTATAAGAGGAGACCATTTAGGTTTAATCACTACTTTTTCATCAACAAATGAATCAAGGACAGACAGAAAGGCTTATCAGGGATTTGACCATGCGGTTACAAATGGCTTGTTAATTCATTACTATGGTAACCCTAATAAGGTTACAGCGATAACAGATACTCCAGACGTTGACAATCTATATCATTCTGCGATTGTAGATTATGTAAAAAAATGTTTATACATGGATAGGGCTGGTAGCACCTCTGATGCTAATCAAGCACAAATAGCAATGAATCTAATGATGAGACATGAAAGAAAATTTGATATGGCCGTTACAAAACACGGCACAAAGAAAAGAAGTAAAACGGGAGGAACCAGAGCAGTCGTTCCAGCTAGTTTTACTTAATATAATTGTTTGTTTATATGTCTTGAGATGAGGTATCTTTAAAGACATATAATTTACTATATGGATGCTTTAAGCGGTGGTGGAGGAATATAGGATAAATTATGGCAAATCAATTCACCACAAAAGAAGTACTGAACAAAGTACTATTAGACTCTTCAGGAAACGCCGTCACGGCAAATTCAGTAACTACACAAGAAGCTTTTAATTCAGCTTTAGACACCACAAACAACAGATTAAATATGTCCCTAGCCGGAGGTACAATTTCTGGTGATGTAACTATATCTGGAGACCTTACTATTTCTGGTAGCAATACTTATACATATGACGAGCAAATAGATGGTCAACTATGGCTAAAAGATTCAACGGCTAGTGGCTCAGGTAAAGGTGGTCATTTGAGGTTGTTTAGTGACGATGATGCGGCTATGGCGGCAGGCGACAGATTGGGAGTTATAGAGTTTGCTGGAGCAGAAGACACCTCTCACACTATAACAGTTGGAGCTAGAATTGAAGCTTTGGCAGAGTCCACATATACAGCTTCTGAAAATGGTTCTTCTTTATCATTTTATACTACTGATGGTAATGCTTCTCAATCTGAAGTTTTGAAATTAGATTCAAACAAACTTGCTACTTTTTCTGGCAATCTTACTTTTACTCATAGCGGTGCAACTATATCATCAACTCTTGGGTTTTTACAATTAAGAACACTTGAAGGTGATAAGAATATGTTAATTGACTGTGGTGATAAATTTAAGTTTAGAGATATGGATAGTGGTAATGCAGTTAGAGTCGCTATTGATTCAGCAAATGGTAATCTTTCCATAGGTACAGAAACAGCTACAAATAACCTTCATATCGAAGCAACTGCTGGTGATGGGGGTATAACTATACATAGTGCGACAAATACTGGAAATGCCGTTATTTTAGATGCGGCTAGAACAGGAACGGATAATGGAATAGGTACTATAGTTGGCAAGTGGGATGGTACAGATATTGGTTATATGGGATTTTTTAGTGGTAGTAATACTGGTAGTAAAGGTGGTGTATTAAAATTTGCCACTGCACCTAATGGTGGCTCTGCTACTGTTGCACTTACAATAGGCTCTGACCAATCGTCTACCTTTAGTGGAGTAACAACTATAAAAACAGATTCATCTCCAGCTTTTATGGTTGACGATGCAAATGGAGATACTCAATTTCAAGTCAATGTAAACGCATCAGATGGAGCAGAAATAGAAGTAAGTGATGGTGGTAGCGATGGAAGAGTAAGATTTTCTGCAAGGTCAGGTGGATATAACTACATTACCAATGCTGGAACTTGTCGGTTGGGCATAGGAACTGACTCACCATCAGAATTACTGCATTTAGAATCAGCAGAACCAGTATTAAGATTTACAGATTCAGACGATAGTAATTATCATCATATTTTTGCATCATCAGATGACCTTTACATTAGCGCAGATAGAGGTGAAACTGGTACTAGTGCTGGAAATCTAATTTTTAGAGTTGGTGGCACAAATGTAAAAATGAAATTAGATGTAAACTCTAGAATATCACTTGGAAATAATGATTCTAGTGGTGTAGCAACTAATACAATATTCGGTTATCAAACGGCAAATGTTTTAGCGAGTGGAGCATTAGAAAATACATTATATGGATACCAATGTGGATTGGCACTTAGTACAGGAGATTATAACACGGCATTTGGGGCTTTAGCTTTAAAAACAGAAGATGTTGGTCAAGGTACTACCGCTATTGGTACTTCTGCTTTGTTTAGTCAAAATACAGCCTCTCAAGGCTTTTCGCATAATACTGGTGTTGGTCTATCAACATCTTATTATAATGTTACTGGCGTAAATAATACAGCTATTGGCTCTAATGCTATGCTTGGAGTATCAGGAAATAGTCACTCTAATAATACAGCAATTGGATTTGAGGCTTTAAAAGTTGTAACAACTGGTCATTCTAATGTTGCAATCGGAGCTGGTGCTGGAGACGCTTTAGTGAACGGAGTTGAAAATGTCATTATAGGTAAAAACGCAGAAGCAAATTCTACAGATGCTGGTAATTGTATAGTAATAGGTTCGACAGCAACTGGAAAAGACCACAACTCAGTAACGCTTGGTAATGCATCTGTAACTGATGTTTACATGGCACAAAATAGTGGTGCTACAGTTCATGCAAGACATATGAATTTAATTGATTCAGTAGACAATGCAAGTGGTGGTATTTTAAATTTAAAAAATGATAGAGACAATCCAGCAGATAACGATGAAGCTGGTAGAATTTATATGTATGCAGATGATGATGGTGGAAATGCAACAGAAGCAATATTGATGATTGGTAGAATGACTGATGTAACTGATGGAACTGAAGATTCAGATTTAAGAATATATACATATAATAATGGAACTGCTGTCAATACGCTACAATTATCGTCAGGAGCATTATCAAAAAATTCAGGTAGTTTTAAAATAGACCATCCACTTGAGTCTAAAAAAGATACTCATCATTTAGTTCATAGTTTTGTTGAAGCTCCACAAGCAGATAATATTTACAGAGGTAAAGCAACTCTTTCAAGTGGTTCTGTTGAGATAAATCTAGATACAGTTTCAGGAATGTCAGAAGGCACATTTGTATTGCTAAACACAGATATACAATGTTTCACATCTAATGAATCCGACTGGGATGCTGTAAAAGGTTCTGTAAGTGGAAACATACTTACTATATCTTGTCAAAACACAGATTCAACTGCAACTGTATCTTGGTTAGTTATAGGTGAAAGACAAGACCAGCATATGCTAGATACGAATTGGACTGATGAGAATGGTAAGGTAATAGTAGAACCATTAAAAAATTAATTAACTAACAAGGAGCTAAATAATGGCTAAAAAAGAAAATCAATCGCCAAAGTTAATGCTTAATGATGTCGAGTATGATGTCAATGAGGACTTAAACGATGAGCAAAAGCAGATGTATTTACATTTGAAAAATATAGACGATAAGATAAACAGTAATATGTTTATGCAAGAGCAGTTAGCAGTTAATAAAAACGCTTTTGTAAAATTGCTTGAAGAGTCGTTAGCTAAGTCTAATGACCCATCACCTCACGACCCCGGAGACGAAAACGACTAATGATTATAAGAAAGTCTAGTCAAGGTTACTATATTAGAATATATAGAAACAATACCAAGGGTGCAACTCGCACTAGAACCTATGCAGATGGTACTGTTGAAACTCTTACTTATCCCTCATCTTACGACTACTTTGTGGTCGTAGATGGGGAGATACTTAAAAAAACAAATAGTTTTAAAGTGGCAGAAGAGTTTTATGTTGAAGAGTGTGCTAAGAAATATAGTAATGGACATGGTAGGTTTGTAATTGGAGAACATCATATTGTTAATGGTGTAGCAACAAGTCAAATTGACTATCCAACAATGGATAATACAAAGGCAGAGATACAAGATTTTTACGATAAAAGAAATATAAGCTATTCAAGTTCTGAAACTAAATCAGAGTTGCTTTCTAGAATAATTCCTATGATGGCTGGAGACAATGAAGTATCTAAGCATATAAAGGTATAATATGAGTTTATATAAATACACACAGAAAGAAGCCGCTAATCTATTAATAGGTCAAAATGGTTTTGACGTTATAGGTGAGCACGATACTACTGTTGTTAATCCAGACACGGGTTCTTGGGTTGCTATACAGGCATTAGGTAAAGACTCTAGTGGTACAACTGAATTTTTAAAGATAAAGGTTACATCTAATATAGGCGACAACATTAGTTCTTTTGTTAACTTAATACCCGGAGAAATACTATATGGTAATTTTAGTGGCATTGTTAATCACACAGATTCTACAGCAGTATGCATAGCCTACAGAGGGTAAGAAGGACATATAGGATGAAAAGAAGGTTAGGCATGAAAAAGTTATCTATGTGGCAAAAAATTAAAAACTGGTTTAAAAATAAAATAAAATGAATAAAAGGATTATAGGGTTAAAAAATGGAGACTTTAAAGTTGTTGATACGAGCTACGATGCTCATGTTAGCTATAGTTTTAATAGGGGGTTGCGGTCAGGGTTGGAGCGTGGGGGGAATACAGCTAACGCCACAAGATACGGTTACAAATACAGTCTTTATAGAAGTAATGGGAGCTGATTCGGTGATTCATTATTATCATGGTACTGTATACTCTCAATCAAATTGGTGTTGGATTCATCATCAATTTGAAGATGTGGTTAAATGAGTGGAAAGCCAAATACAGCTAGAAGTTATCGCACTGCCATTCTTGATGATAATGCCATTGTTAGCATTAATCTTAAATGGTTGGGGCAAATTTTTATTTTGGTTGCCGCATTGGTTTATGGTTATTGGCAAATTGAAAGTAGGATTAAGACGTTGGAAAATCAAGTGGCAACTGCGGATGAACAAATTGAAAACTTACTTAGCAAACATATTGCAGAAGAAGAAATAGAAAGACAAGAATTGGCAGACAAAATTTCTTTTTACGAAAAAGAGTTTAACATCAATCCTTTATCTTGGGGTAAGAAAAAGCGGAAATAGCATGGATACACAGACAATATTAGAAAGTTATAGCACACTTGGAGCAACTGGATTTTGTGTTGTATTTTTAGGTTACATGCTGGTAAACCTAACTAAGTCTCAGACTGCACAAAATGAAAGTTTAGACAACTTAGCAGTTAGTCAAGCAAAAAGCGAAGAGACTATTACAAATGTAGAAGGCATTTTACTGAAGTTGTTAGACAGGATTCAAAGAGAGTCTGAGAATCAACAAGGTTCGTCTTCACGCAGGCACGAAGCACTTATGAAAGAAGTTGATGACCTTTCAGATAAGATAAGTTACATGTCAGGTAGAATTAATGGTGGGAGATAATGGAAAATAGTGAAATATATGCACTGCTTGTAAAACACGATGAAAGACTTAAAAATATTTACTCTGTTTTAAATAGGGTAGAGAAACATCTAGAAAAGTTAAATGGTAAAGTTGAGAATCACGAAAGGTCAATCGCTAAGATGCAAGTCTTAGGCACTGTGGCTGTGGTTGGCTTACCAATAATAATAAACGTAATAATGAGGTTAGTATAATGAGTTATAAAGCAGTGTTAATTGCTTCTGCTACTAAAATGGCAACTAAGTTAGCAGATGAAGCAAAAGAGCAATATCAAGAAGAGCTATTGGAATATATTAAAAGTGATGACGTTGAAGAAAAAATGGCAGAATGGTTAGATGAAAAGATTAATATTCCTTTTGTCAAAGACGATAAAGAAAAACCAATCTTCAAAGAAATTGCTGATGTTGTTCAAAAAGTATTAGTACTTGTAGTTGGAAATAAATGATATGAAGTCAATATTAATTGCATTAATACTAATTGGGACTCCGGTAAACTCTGACCCTATGCAGTCAGAGGCTGTAATAGTCGCAATGGACGATGTTAAAAAGAAAAAGAAAAAGGGTAAGAAAATCTCCGGTAAAGGCAAAAAGAAGAAGAAAGGTTTTTTCTCTAAGGTGTTTGGCTCTAAGTAATGCCTAAACAGCTTTACAGGCTAAACGACTTTAGCGGTGGTTTAAACAAACTTAAAGACGGTGCCGATATACAAGACAATGAAGTCCAAGAGGCTCAGAATGTAATGTTTAATGTTTATGGTGGTATACAGCCAGCATATTCATTGGCACAAACTGGCAATAAGATTTCAGCGTATCAAGCCGATGAGGTTGCAACGGTACAGCCGGGATATGGATTAGGTTTTTTTGAGACGGATTACATTAGAGATGGGGTAACTGTTTCACGAACCAGCGGTATTACAGGAACTGCTGATAGCGAAGGTTCTGCCACTGGTTTTATAGGTAGAACTAATAGTAGTTATGGTACTACTATGGTGGAGTTAGAATATAGAGATAGTGGAGCTCAACAAAATTTAGCGTCTTCCTTTCCAATAGGCTCCACTATTTTACTGACGGTTTCAACTTTTATTTCAGATGCTATAAGACCTAATGGTCAGGGTATATACCGTGTCGTTAATGTAAATGGTAATAATATAGTCTTTGACAGGGTTATTGACATTGCATTAGAGGGAGGGACTCCTCAAAATTATTGGGGAGCTACCTTAAAAGGAGTTTCTTTGGGTGACCAAGTTATTTTGGTCGCTAATCCTGCTGACCACAATATAGATGTATTTTCTGTTGATGCTAATAATTATACACATAATGTAATTACATTAAATTCAACAAGTATTTCTGGAGTTACTTCTAAAGTTAAGTATTACAAAGTAGAAGATTCTATACGATGCTGTGATACCTCTGAAAAAAATAGCTCTAAAATACAATGGTATGGATGGATACAGAGAAGGCATTTTAGCAACCTCAGTAATACCGGCACGACTACTGATGATAATTCTTATATGGATTACTTCGCAAAAGATAATGACCTTGCAAGGCCTACAGAAGATGATTTAGCATCTACTTCAAGCACTTCTAGTGCAGTTTCAACCTATCCTGCCAGTGCTGGAACCGGCTTTGAAATAGCTATAACAACTAGGACTGATTTATCGGGTTTAATAGAAGAAGGGGTTTACGAGCTTGCATCTACCTTTATATATGATGGTAACCAAGAATCTCTACCAACTGCTTATGCCAATACTCATAGCGTAGCTGGTCGCAATGAACTTACAGCCCTGTCTATAAACATAGGTGCTAAAGGGCCATACGACCCTAGAATATCAGGTGGTAGGATATACATAAGAAAGCAAGGTGACGATTCTGAATATGTTATGCTTATTGATATTGACCTTACGAAGGGGTGTAGGACTAGACTATCTGATGACTTTACTGCTTGGCATGATGCCGGTAGCTCTACCTATAATTGCCCTACAGCAACAGCTTCTGCAAATTTTGAAGTAACAGAATTAGGATTTATAACGTATGAAGTTTTAAATGGTTATTCTTCAAGTATATTTAGCAATGCTCTTGGTGACCAAGGAGAACATTGGAGGGATTCCGCTACTTCAAATGATAGGGTATTTATTTGCAATGTTACAATGAAAGATGAAGGTACTGGAACTTCCAAATCTGATTCTGTTTTAAAAAATTATCCAGATAGAATAATGTATTCAATGCCAAACCGTTATGATACTTTTCCTTCTGAAAACTCTATTGAAACGGCCAAAGGAGATGCTGATATATATGTTGCTATAGATGCTTACGCTGATAGACTTCTTGCTTTTAAAAATTATAGCGTTGATATAATAAATATATCTGGAGATGACAAGAATTGGTTTTTAGAAGAAAGTAGGCAGTATCAAGGAGTTGCACATCCAGAAGCGGTAAAAAGAACTCAGTATGGTCTTGTTTGGGTTAACGAACAAGGTCTTTATTTATACGATGGGTCTAGTATTAAAAATTTAAAAGAACAAAAGATAAGCGACGATGTATGGTCTACTCATGTAAGTTCATCATCTTCAATAGTATATGACCAACAAGCATCTATGGTGTTTGTAGTGAAGAATATGGGCTCAGATGGCGATGCTTATATGTGTGATTTAAAAAAGGGTAATTTTACACTTATAAAAGATTTTGTTTTAGATGCAAATGATGGAGTTACCAACTCTGTTGATGGGGCAGGCAATAGAACTTACATAGCACATGATAGTGGTAGTGCTGTAGATATATATCAAGTAAGAAGAGATGTAGTTGCCGCTACGAATACAAAATTTAGAACAAAAGATTTTGATTTTGGTAGTCCGTTTCAAGTAAAGAAAATATATTCAGTTCATATAACTTATAAATCAGATGTTGCACTTACTAATCTTTTTACAATAGTTGAAGAGGATGGAACTGCTACAGCATTAAATGGAACTATATCAGCATCTGCTACTAACTGGGCAAAAGTGCAAATAACACCCCCTGCCGCCAGCGATGGACGTACTGCTTTCGTTTGTAATAAGGCATCTATAAAGCTCGATACTTCATCTACATCTGCAAAGGTTTATATAAACGACATAAGTATCGAATATAGAGTTTTGTACCGTAAAGGCGTATAGTGGAAAGAATTAGCAGATACACAGTAAATAAAAAGCAAGATAAAATAAGAGTTGTTAACTCACAGCCATCTGTTAATTCAATGAGGGACGGAGAAGAAGTTTTATATTTCAGTAAGAACAACCAACTCTCAAGATTTAGAAAAGAAAAGGGTATGTTGTGGCGTTCGGATATGTCACATAGTGGAAATCATTTTATAGAAAATAAACTAACTACTACAAAATTAGAGTATCGCAAATCATTTTTAGACTATAGAGCTTTCATGCACAACTTTGAAGATGATATAGGAACTACAAAACATTACTTGCCTTGGTGGGGAACGACTGAAAGTTCTACTGGAATGGATGACCATAGAGTTGGCTTTGTAACTCCTTTTTCTATGACTTTATATAAAGTTATTGTAAGACCTAATGATGTAACTGCATCTGCTGACATTACAATACGAGTAGAAAGGCAAGATAGTGACAACACTGAAGACGTAGTTGCAACTGCTGTATATGACGTTTCTGAAATGGGTGCCATTACAGATGATACAAACTTTGAACTAGCTACCTCTGATTTTGATGTTGCACCACGAGTTGAAGCGGGAAAACTATGTGGACTAAGCATGCAAGCAAGTAGTGATGTGGTTGGTGCTAGTCACGATTGGTACATTACTTCTGTATGGAAAGTGCGAGTATTAATATAAACATTTATTATATAGTAAAAATTGAATTAAATTCAAAGGAATTTTATTATGCATTACAATTCAGGTAAATCTAAAAAATCAGACCCAATGTCCTCTGGCCCAAATATGACTGGTTACTATATGGGTGATTCTTCCAGTTTATTAAACATGATGCAAACAGGTGGTCAAGCAAGTGCCGGTGCGGCCTTACTTGCTAGGAGCAGACAAAGAAGGGCAGATAGGGAGGTACTTGAGCGTATACAAAAAGAAGAAGCGGAAAGGCAAAAGAAGGGAAGTACGTTTGGCTCTCTTTTTAGAGAGGGTGCTAAATATTTAGGTGGTGCAGTGTTTGGCCCAGTGGGTAGAGTTGCTGGTGCCTATTTAGGTCAAAAAATTGGAGAGGAATATGGTGCTGGTGACCCAGTGGATTACGATACAAGTGGTACTGTCTATGGTCAAGACCTTTTTGAAGATGTAGATGAGGCTAGTGAAGACTACACTAAAGGCATTGATGAAAGAGCGTTAGTTGCTGGTCTTGAAACTGGAGTAGACACCTTATCGAAAGCGGCTAGTCTTTTAATGGGTGGTACTGGAACAGGTTCAGAGGCTCAGTTAATGATGTCTGGATTAGATGATAGCTTTACACCTGACAGTTCTTTTTCAGGATTTACTATTGATACACCTAATATTACTCCAAGTGCTGACATTGGCCCATTTTCTGGCCCTGTCACATTTGATTCGCAACAATATTATGATTCTTTTCCAAGTTCTACAGATGCTATTGGTGATAATTTAACAGGGGGTAGGGGGCTATCTCAAGATGACGTGTTTCCTTTTCAAGAAGGTGGCTCTGTAGATATACAAGATATCTTAAGAGAGGCAGGTATAATGGCTACTCCAAACCAATTAGCTTTGTTTGAAAAGTTTGACCCCTCTCAGTTAAATAAATTAAAAGAATCAATGAGTCAAAGCCTTTTAGGCATGAGTAGCGGAGAAGGTTTAGCAAGTGTTGGTTCTGGTTTTGGAGCTCAACAAGCCTACAAGCAAGACGTTATTGAGGGAGCACAGGAGTCTCTTTTAGATGCAACGACAGATTCTACAAAAGCATTTGCATCCAAAACCCTAGGTGAGGTTGCTAGAATGGAAGATAAAGGAGTAAATTTTCTTTCTCTTGATTTAATAAATAGATTGACTGGTACTGGTGATACAGGCTCTACTGGCCCACAGCAAACATCACCACTTGATAGTCCCGGAGAATTTGCGGGACAGACTATTAACTATAATGGACAAACCTACTCTTGGAATGGCTCTGAATGGCAAAATCAAAACCCTGACCCTTCATTTGGCTTATCTGATAAAAGATTAAAGAAGAATATAGAGAGCATAGGAGTTTCTGATTCCGGTATTAATATTTATACTTTTGAATATGCGGATGAAAAGCATGGTAAGGGTAGATATAAAGGAGTAATGGCACAAGAAGTTCCTTGGGCTACTATACCTTTAGATAGTGGTTATTTAGCAGTTGACTATAATAAAATTGACGTAGATTTTGAGAGGGTTAATTAATGGCTAACGGGCCTAGAACAATATATAGTAGAAGACAACGTATGGCTCCGGGCCAGTACGACACACCACTTGCAGACTTTTTAGATAGACTGCCAGATTACGTAAATCAATTCCAACAAAATCAATTAGCGATTGGTAGGCAGAAACTACAGGAGCAGAGATATCAAGATTCTATTAGCAGGCAAAATAGATTAGATGCCGAAGCTAGGGAACAGCAGAATATTGAAAATTTAAAATATATACAAAGGCAAAAAGAAAAAAAGGCAATTAGAGCTGGTGAAGCTTTAGATAAGGCCAAGGAGGTAAATCGTGCAGAGTATGAGTCTGTGCTAGAAGGGCTTTCAAAATATGACTATGGAGCCAAGTCAAAAACAGCAAAGACTTTTGGCTATGATACCGAAGCTCAAAATTATAGTTCATTAGCAGACACACAATTTGACAATTTGGTTTCCAGCAGGGAAAAAATTGATAAACTTAAAAGTCTTTCGTCAACCGGTACTTATTATGATGCAAATCCAATAATGCAATCTTTTTCACCTAACGAAATTAACGAATTGAAGGAAAGAGACCCTTTGTATTATGCTGATTTTATAAAGACAAGGAATGTATTCTCAGAACAAGAAAGTACTGGCATGCGTGCTATGCCTAAAAATATATCTAATAGACTTTCTCAAGTAAATAATATTATACTAGATACGGAAAGAAAATTAATTGATGCTTATAGAGATATGAATTATGACGTTAGGGCAATGGAAGAAGCTCTGGCTAAGGGGGAGGATTTTCAGTTGCCAGAGGCTATTAAGGAGACAATGAAATTAACAGGAGGCGACCTTAGTAATGTGACAAGCCTTGATAGGGACTTGAAAGATTATATTAATATTAGGAATAATATTCAATCGCAATATAAAATTGTACCGCCTAAACCAAAAGAAGGCGAAGATGCTAAGATGATAAAGATGCCTGATGGTACAATGGTACCTGCGATGTGGGCAGAAACAGCCGATGATGAAATACCTTTTAATATTGCCAGACCTGATTATGACCCATCTGAAGGAATTAAAGTACCGGAGACAGTTAATGAAGCTATAGACCAAGAAGACAGAGTAGATTCTATGTATATATTATCATCTGCTCCAGAAGATTCCCCTGAGTATAAAAAAGCAATGGAAACTTTAAGTCAGGGCAGGGATGTGGATATTACCACCCCTAAGCCTCTACCCGGATTATCTGGTTTAATAGAAAGACTTAGTGTTGCTGGTCGGGGAATAGAGGAGGGTCAAAGAGAAGACTCTGGTTTTAGAATAAATCCTAACGCATTGGCTTTTGATTTGCCACCAGAGGGAGTAGATAATCCAGAGTATTATGATAGGGTAGCACAGCAGTTTAATATAGAGGTTGATAAGTTAAGTACTCTAACTCTTCAGCCAGAACAATATGAGGGAACTGGTAAAAGAGGTGCTAATCAAAAAGCAGTAGAGCTTAACAGCTCCTTAAAGAGTCGTGACAATTTAGTTAATCAGGTAAAGGCTTTGTATAAAAAAATACCCAAAACAAAAAAATTTGCAAATCAAATTAAAAAATTTAAAGATATTATTAACAGCAACCCGACCGGGGTACAGGTAGTATTAGACAGAAAGGCACGAGGGGGTAAGGGTGCTTTTAAATTTAATAAAAGAAAGCTTAGTCAGAGTGATAAACTTTTACTTGCTGAAATAAATAAAGATTTAAACTTTGAAGAGCCTCAAGAGTCAAATCAAGACTTGCTACAAAGATTATCTAATGTCGGTGGGGCAATGGCTAGTCCAGCGGGTAGAGCTGGAATGACTTCACAGCCTATTCAGTTGTTTGAATAGTGTGTTATGCCTGAGTCAACAAGTAAATATTCATATTATGAAAACCTTATTAATGATTTATCAGGTGACATTAGTGATACCTCTATTCAAAAATTACAAAACACAGGTGATTATTTAGAAGAGGCTTCTAATTACGACAATAATTTATTTGACCCCAGTGCTTTTGTCAATGCTTACAACGAAAGAGAATCTAGTTTTAAAAAATCAAAAGAAGATGAGAATCTATATGGTTTTATACCCGGAGACTGGTTACCAGACTGGGTAAAAGCTGGATACAATCAAAGCCTTACTGGCCTAGCTGAACAAGTGGCAACTGGAGATGCTAGATTTGACCTTTCTAATTATAATCCCGGTATGCTTGAAGACATTGGTGCTACTGTTATTTCTTTTTTGCAACCTTTAGATTGGGCAACTATGATAGCCACGGGTGGTGTTGGTGGATTAGCCGCTAAAACAGCTACAAAAACGGCGGTTAAAAAAGCAATACAACAAGGAGTCGGCAAGGGAGTAGCAGTTAGCGATGACCTCACAAGGGCTATCATTGGTAAAAATGCAGAAGAGGCTAAGAGAAGGCTTGTTTTAAATAAAGTTCCTTTAAAGACAGCCGACCAAGTAATTAAAAAAGCTACACCAAGAGTATTAAATCAAGCTTTTCAGTCATCGGCAGTAGGAGGCACCCAGCTAGGTTTTTATAGTGGCTTGCAGTCAAGCCTTGGTCAAATAGCAGACCCAGAACAAGAATTTGACTTACTGATGAATATTAAAAACGCATCTAAGGGTGTTGTTCTTGGTTCGGTAACTGGTGCTACTGGCCCTGTAGTAAAAACAGCTTTAAAAGGATTGAGCCCTGTAACGCAAACACTAGCATCTAAAGCTGTAGAAACTGCTGAATTTGGCACAATAGCACCTATTATGGAGGGTGAACTGCCTACTATTGAAGACTATGCACATGCGGCGGGTGTTATAGGGGCTCTGGGAGCACAAAGATACGCTAGTGGCAAGCTAGTTAAGGGGTATAAAAAAATTACACAAGCTAAGAAAGATGTGAAACTCGGTTTAGATGAGGGAGCTAGAATATTAGGTCAAATTGAAACCGATATGAGAATACAGCCTAATGAGGTATTTACTGCGAGAGATGGAACAAAAGTTAGGGATATTCGTTTTGATACTAGAACAACAAAGAAAGAACAAAGAACAACCGGTATAGGAACAGAGAAGACTACCTTAACTGAAGATATAGTTAAGCTTAAAGACTTTGAAACTGGAAAAGAATTAAACCCTATTAAGTTTAGTACTTTTCAGCAAAAAGGATTTACTAGAGGGGGTAAAGGTAGCCCTGCTGAACTCACACAAAGAAGAGTAAATGGAATTTTTGAAATAAGAAAAAATTTAAACATGAACGATGCTACTTTTCAAAACAGGTCTGGCGTTATTACTGGTAAAGATTTAGTGGGTCAAAATCCAAAACGTATTGTAAAGAACATGACACCTCTTGAACAACTTAAAATGCTAAATCAAATGAGACACGAAACAAGGGTTGTTAAGCTGAGGGAGAGAATAAAGAATAACGGATGGGAAAGCACAATGATTCCAGACAAAACTTTGTCTGACTATCATGGAATAAAATTTCTTGACAGGGCTGGAAAAAGATTGCAAACACAGTTCTCTACGGATGTACAAAATAGAGTAAATAACGCAGATGCTAGATATTTTACTTTATTAGGTCAAATGAGCAGAAGGCTTACTGAGTTAGGTCTTGAATCTTCTGGCATGGCAAAAGCAAAGCAAGTAATTAGCACTAAAGCAAAAGAAAAAGCTAGGCAAGAGGCTGTAGACTTAGGCAGAAAACTACAAGATTCTAAGTTTGCTAATGACCCCAAGGTAAGAGAGTATAGAAAAATACTTGATGATATGTGGGAAATAGCTAGAAAGGCTGGTGTAGACCTTGGGCCCAAGGAAGAGTTTTATTTTCCTAGGGTTATAAAAGAAGACGTACTAAAGGTTTTATCTGGAGACATAGCAAAGTTAAGAGACCAAAACCCTCAGTTGTTTGCAGAAAATGCAATGTATAATAAACCTAAGTTTCAAGAAGTTGTTGGGGATATTATCTCAAAAGGAAAGCTTTCTAACGAAACATTAAATATTATCTATGAAATGGCAGGAATTAGAAGAGACCTTGCTAGGGAGCAAGTTCCTGATTTTAATTTAAGAGTGTCGCAAGCTTTTAAAAGTTTAAATACCACTGTTAATTCTCAATATCACAATATTGCAAGCCATTTAGAAATAGCTAGAAAAGCAAAAAATTTACCTGAACGGATGCTTGAAACAGATGCTAGAATAGTTCTCGCTAAATATGCTCATCAATGGGCTAGGAGGGTTTCTAGTGTTGAGCAGTTTGGAAATAGAGGTGAATTTTGGCAACAATCAATTAGTGGATTGCGAAAGTTGGCACAAAACAAAAACAATAAATATAGTGACAAAGAAGTTAAAGTATTTAAAGAGGAGGCAAATGTTCTTGATAAGATATATAAAATCTATACTAATAACATAGAGCTTGACCCCTCTCATAATTGGAAAAGCCCTGCCGCTAGAAGAGTTTGGAATGAAATAGTAGATTTTGAAATAGGTTCTAAGATAGGACTTGGATTTGCTACGGTTCCAAACCTTACACAGCTATCAATATCTACCGCTGTTAAAACTGGATATTATCCAGTAATAAAGGGGATGTATAAGCTAATGACATCTTCAGAATATAGAAAACTTATAAAAGAATCTGGTGTTACAAATATATCTTTATATGAGTCTTTGGCTGGTTTAAAACCGAGTGATACATTTTTTAACAAATTTGCTGAAGGTGCAACGTGGCTATCTGGATTTAAAAAGATAAATGAAATAAATCAGTTAGTGTCTTCTGCGGCGGCTAAAGAATGGATAGAGATGTTACAACCCATAGCACAAGGAAAAGGCACTGGCAAGTTTAAAGCAAGGCAAAATTGGGCTAGGGAAAATTTGAGAGACTTAGGTCTATTAGACATTAACAAAATAACTGACCGTCAAAAAGCGGAGTCAATGTATAAGTTTGCAAGGGATACACAGTTACAAAGAAACATACTTCAAGAACCGTTAGTTTTTAATGACCCAAGGTTTAGGCCCTTGTTTTTATTTAAAAAGTTTGGATACAAACAGTTTAATTGGATAAGGGGTCAATTAGGGGATGAATTAAAAAGAGGCAATATTTTTCCTATGTTAAGATTGGCTTCTGCTGGATTACTTGGTGGAGAATTTGTTTCTCTTGCACGAGATAAATTAGCAGAGTTTTATGCGGGTGAAGAGGTATATGATGAGAATGAATACTTCTTAAACTATGGTGGCATTAAGGACGTAGCTTTTGGAGATAAAAAACTAAACTCGTTGATTAAAACAGATAGAATGACATGGGGTGATGTTCTTGATAGATTTGCATCTGTTGGTGCTTTTGGTATTGCGATGGATGTAGTGGCCGCTGAAAATACTATAAGAGCTTTGGAATTTGCTGGTAAGCCCGCTTTTGTCCAAGACTTTGACAAGATATGGTCGGCGATGACTAGAACACATGAAAACATTAAAGAGTATGGTGGTATCGGTGCACTGAAACGTCTTCCGAAATACATTGCCCCTGTATTCGGAACTGTTCCTAGGAGGGTTGCTCAAAGAATAGAACCAGAGGGTCAACGTAAAAGCTATGTAAAGTACAGAAAAGGATTAACTCGCTCAAAAATACTAGATTATATAATAGAAGGTAACGACATAAAAGCAACTAGGCTTATCAAAAATTGGAATAACACTTTTCCAGAAAGTCCTTTGTTGTATGATGATATATCAGTTGATGAAGTCACAAAAAGAATTATAAACAAAGCAAAGAAAAGAGCTAATCCTTAATTCTAAAGTAACACTCCTCAGACCATTCAGGAAATCCACTTTCTTCCCAGAAGTCACCTAATAATTTCCAATAAGTATTAAAAGATATTTTCCTAGATTGAATCTTTTTCATAAGCTCTACAAGTTCTGTAACTCTATCGCTATCCATAATCTTTTCTGATTCAGGAAAGTCATCAAGTATATCCATATTATTTACCCCTTACTTTTAAAGATAGTAATTCCATCTTTTTATTTTTAGCATAAGTTGTTCGCTGACTCTTTGTCATCTTCAACCAACACTCCGGAAGTGAAGAAACTCTAGTATCGTAACTACTTGCAATACCACAAAACTCTCTTTCCTTCCCATCAAATTTTCTAGTTTCTGGATTATATGTAGCAAAACCACAATAACCACACCTTTTACCTATCTTACTGCAAATTTCAAACATTGGTGTTAAAAAACCCCCTCTATATTCCCGTATTTCCTCGTAAAATAATTTTTTCAACATAACTATCGCTTAATAATTATATGTTTAATAAGGGGGCCTAAGCCCCCTTATATACAACAAGTCCTAGAAAGGGCTATCTTTCTTCTTGTATGGGTCTTTGAACTGACCGGAAAGGTATCTATCCCCTTTATCGTCTTCATTTATCCATAAAGAAAAGTCTTGCTTCTTTCCATTTACCATTCCGTTCCCAGTATAGTCTGGCTTTTTATCGCCATCTTCTTTGAACTTGTTTTTCCACAGTGTGAAACTGCCGTCTTTTGGTTTATACTCAGCCATGCTGGTCTCCTTTTTATGAGGTGGCCTAGTTTAGGTCTTTTTCATTTAGCCAATCTAGTGAGGTTTTCATTAGTTCCTCTTCCCTATATCTAAGCCACCCCGTTTCTTGTTTATATTTTTGCTCTAGTTCTAACATCCTTTTGTACGCAGGGCCATATTGCTGTACCCTGTTTTTCTTTAATAATGTTTTGTAAAAAGAAATCACTGCTCTTCTTTTCATTGAATTATCTTGACTCATTCTTTGCCAACTCCTTCATTATAGATAATAGATTTATAAAGTATTCATAATCTAGCACAATGTATGGCTTACCTCTGTCTTCCCTTACCACAACTCCTTCTTCTTTCTTTTCCGGCTTTAGCCATTGTGCTATCTTTGTTCTCCTTTTGCATCCATAGTACTGACCTTCAATTTCTATATCTCCCTGTTCGTGCTGTGCTCCGCCCCTGTCTCTGTTGTAAGCATCTAGTCCTAAATCTTTAGCCATGCGAACTGCTTGTCTTTGTAGCTCTGCACCTCTTTGCCTAGCCCTTCTTCCTCTTCTTACATTCTTTGGATTTTTCATAATGCCAACCTTAGTCTGTTATTCTTTTTATTAATAAAACATTTTGAACATCTCATAAATAATCTTTTAGAATCGTCCCAATGTATTTGGTCACACTCAGGACATTCATATAGGTATTCTATAATATCATAGCCCTCTTTAGTTTTCTTTCTTGTTGTTTCACGCATCGTTAACAACTGAGTCTTCTACGACTTGCTCTTGCTTATCTCTATTAATAACAGCGGTTCTTTCCTTCTCAAGCATTTGCTCTTCTATTCTTATCATGTCTCTTAATAATTTTTCATATCTACCACGATAATTAATAAACTGAGGGTTGGATAATGCTGTCTTTAATGCGTTTATATGCAACTGTATTTCTTGCCTAGTGTATTTTATTTTAGCAGTACAAATATATTCACTCATATTAATTCAATTCCTTTTTTAAATGGTAGATATGCATTGGTTCTAATAATACTACCTCCATTTATTGTTTTCTGTGTTTTGGTATTTTTAATTTCAAAATCAAATAAAAATTTTCCATGCTTATCTGTTATCTTCCAGTACATAACTATCTTATCTTTTAGAAGATACAGAAAACCTATGTATGGAACTCGTAACATTTCTGAAAGTCGTTTGCCGTCCATAATCTTATCAAACGTCACAAGCCAAGAGCCAAAGTTTTTTAACTCCATCAAGCTTAGGTCTCTACACTTAGATTCAAATATAGCTGACAGCTCCCCATTGGTAACAACCATACCATCTATCTTGGCATCCATATCTTTATTGGTCTCTATTATTTGAGAGTTTTTCTTGTGTGTATCGCATATAAAGTACCTTATCCTTTCTAGCATTTCTCTTTCATACATTAAAGACTTCTGTCCTTTTTCTGTTAGTATATCCATTAAAAAGGAACCGAAGGTTGTTTTAATAACTGTATTGTTCTTGCTATCGGGTACCTCACTTCAGATTCAATATCACTTATAAAAGATTTTATTGAAACGTCAATCAATACAATAGCATCTTTTATGTCGAGCAGATGAAGGTAGGGTAACTGACTACCCTGACCCTCATCTTTACGTAGTTGCATAATGGATAGGAATTTTGCAAACCCCCAGTTTTTTCCATGCTCATATAAACAATCATCTATCTTCTTATATCTGAAAACACCATTGTCTTTAACTATACAAGTATCATACTCCGGATGTTCTATTCTGTCTATTTCGTATTCAGGTTTAAACACATCTGCTACATACCTACCAAACCTAACATTCTCAGATGTGC